CCCGTCAGTTGAGAACCATCGCCAATGAACGAGTCCGCAATGATGGTGCTGGTACTAAGGTCCATATTCCCACTTGCGTCCACCGTGGTGATTCCCGTCAGTTGGGAACCATCGCCAATAAAGGAAGATGCGGTGATTACCCCGGATGCGGTCACACTACTCACATCTAGATCACTGGGTAAGGACGAGGTCACGCCCGTCAGTTGAGAACCATCGCCAATGAACGAGTCCGCAATGATGGTGCTGGTACTAAGGTCCATATTCCCACTTGCGTCCACCGTGGTGATTCCCGTCAGTTGAGACCCATCCCCGATGAACGCGTTCGCAATGATGGTGCTAGTACTAAGGTCCATATTCCCACTTGCGTCCACCGTGGTGATTCCCGTCAGTTGGGACCCATCGCCAATGAACAAGTCCGCAGTGATGGTACTGGTACTAAGGTCCATATTCCCACTTGCGTCCACCGTGGTGATTCCCGTCAGTTGGGACCCATCACCGATGAACGCGCCCGCAGTGATGGTGTTGGTACTAATGTCCAGGTTTCCGGCAATAAATACATTCCCACTCACATCTAATTTTCCTTTGATCACCGTGTCTCCGTGACGACCAATTGTAAAAACATCACCGGAATTATCCTGAAATCGTGCAATATCATTAATTAAAGTGTTATCCTGATTCACAGTTAAAGCTGTATTGGTTCCTAGGTTATCGATTATTAATACATCCGAGGTTTTTTCATGTATTGTAAGTTGTGTTAGAGTTGTGCTACTTATTTCAGTTACAGTTATATCCCCCCCTCCCTTAATGGTGAGATCTCCATAGAGAGTAACATTGTTGCTTGAATCAAACGTGACCACTCCGCTTAAATCTCCGCCATAACCTACGAACGAATTCGCTGTGACAATACTATCACTTATATCTACATTTCCACTGGCGTCAAGTGATACCATTCCCGATACCTCAATATCGCTAGTAGACGAGAATCCCATGGCGCCGACGTATTTGGTCACGGTCAAATAAAATGTAGGGGCATCAGCATTTCTTGTTATGTCAAATACATCATGTGGATCAGTAGCATTTACATCATAAAAAACAATAGTTCCATTCGCTGCATCAAATAAAGGTGCACCCCAATCCAATGTGGGATCACTTGGAGCTAACCAATATACCGGCAGCGCTGAAATGTGGTGTCTGTTCGTATAAAATAAAGAAAGCGTGTATCCAATATCGGTTGAGTAGTTATTCGGAATTAAATTCTTCAAGAAATTATCTCCATTTTTGTCAGTGCACCCAAAAGCAGCACTATTGTTCCCTAAATAATCCAATTTTATTCTATTCAACCTTAAAATAGAATTGTCGTTAGTATCGTATTCAAATTTAGATACCTTACTGGCATCATCACCTATTCCGGAATTGCTATATGTATGTATTTTTGAATCTATCAAAGAAACATCTACGTTAAAACCAGAGTTATTGCTAGTTAAAAGTTCTACAACTTTGGTAGAATCCGCATAGACAAAGTTAGGATTTTTGCTTGGGTTATCAGCAAATATATTTTCACTAAATATATATGTATTGTTCGGGAAATCGGTTTCACTGTCAAAACTCCTCCCGTGATGTGTTGTGGGAAAATTCAAATAATTCTTGAACAATATATTCATTTTTTCGGAATCATTGAGTCCATCCCCCATTTTCTATATAATACATACATATCATTTATTGAATATGTATATATCTTAAAATATAACATGACTGTTCCCGGTTGCTGATGTGTTAATCCCAATTGCCAAATAATATTGTTCCCCCGATGGTTTCACAGAATTCATTTTAATGTTATTTTCAACAGGATGCCATACTCCATTTTTGCCACTCGCCGCAGACATATTTGGCGAAGGCCCGACCGAAGCCCCGGCATCATACCATTGATTACCTGAATTCCCCGTGGAGTAATTTGCCTCCATATTTCCAAAGTTATAATTTGAAGTGCCGTCATAATATATCATAAAAGAAGCAAAGTCATTATTCAAGCGATTAGGATTATCGTTGGCGGTGATTTGGCTCGCAGCAACACCGTCTTTCACAAATTGAAAATTTGATAATTGTTGATCATTGGCCAATGTAGTGGTCACATTAAATACAATCCATTTATAAGTCCCGCTGGTCGACCCGTCATTTTTTGTGAATGTTAATCCACTGCCTCCGTGGTTATAATTGGGACCATTCACTGCCCATGTACTGTCACCCCAATTTTGAAATGGTCCAACGCCGTGAGAATTTTGATATAAACTGCCAACAATCTTTCCATCAAAATAAATCAATTGAGTCGCATTGATTTGATTGCTCGCAGAGTAAGGTGTCGCCGCGAACCCCCCCGAATTTGTCAATGTAAACATATTTGAAGGTGGGCTGAAATTACTATCCCTAAATATTTTCCCATAACTAGCGTTTGCACCATTTGCCCCGGCTGATATTGTTTTTCTTTCGGGTTTATTGCTACTATCTCTTCCCAAATAATAAACGTCTACATTTATATTAAAGCTGCCGGCGGCTATGTAGGTTTGTGAGGGATAAGTTTTGGTTTGGGTATAAGTTGGTGAATAAGATGAGATATTAGAAGCGGCTGATCCTGATTTCGCTTGTCCACCCGTGAAACCCGCGGAGTTGCTTGTGACTGTAAAAATAGAATGGTTATTTGAAACGTAGGGTGTGATATAACCCTTAAAATTACTTATTGACGGACAAGCGAGTGATATTTGTAATGAACTCACTGATGGAATACCACATAATGTGTTAGGAGACGTTGTTGTTATAGTTGGTGTTAAGGTGTCTATAGACGCGCCGGCAAATTGTGGTGTACCTGTGTAGTCATCTACAACAAAAGTACCAGAACCCCCTGTTATTTCAGAAGGGGCGCTATGGTTTAATTGTGTGCCGCTGATTTCATAGTTCGCAGAGTACAACGAGTCTGTCGGAAATGAATTTGCAAACATGGCTATTTTATTCGGGTTGGTAAGAGACTGAGAAGCTGAATCAAGACCGAGGGTTGAACTATAGACAAATCCCTTGTTCTTATTTACACTAGCTCTTTCTGTATACGCAGTTGCTTGTTCAAATGTATAATTATTACTACCACCATCATCATCAAATATACTATCTACTTCACTACTCGTTGCAATATTATTTGGCAGTGGTAAACCATCGTACATGGCAGCACCATTCGTTCGATACGCAAATGTTATACTTGAATCTTCAACATTGTCCTTCACACTATAAATCTTGGCATTTACTAAAGTAGTATTGGTCGCTGCTTCAGTCAGGGATTTACCTTGCTTACCATAGTTCACATAAAACTCAGCTTGACCAGTTATATCAATATAGCCACTAGTTGTGTTCGCAACAGGGGTTGAGGGATACTGGGTGCCTGAAATATAAAAAGGTATCTCCGTAGTGCCATTTTCAAGAGCTATAGCTAATGTGTTTGAAGGATTTGTCAAGTCACTTGTTGTAATATACCGATCCGTGGCAACTTGCGTAAAGTCACTATTAGTTGGGTCACCATAATCTCCAAAAGGCAACCCGGTGGCCAACGAGTTTTGCGCGCGGACTTGTATTTCATATTGCGCGCCGGGATATAAACCGGTAATCGCGATGTCATCTTTTGGACTGGCGTCACTCTCAACGTTGATATTGATAGGTGAAGCAGAATGCATTGTATAACCACTAAACAAACTTCTTGTAGCCACTTGATTATAGGAAATGTCATAGGATTTCATCGGAATTCCAGATGCGGTAGAATCCGACACATCTAAATTAAAACTGAAATCCATTTGAATTGAATCATGACTACCGGTCGCAAAAGTCAATGCGTCAAAATTTATGATTGTTACCGGCCCGGGTTTATTGGTGCTCTTCAAACTGATGCCAGTGTAGATCAAATAATTGGGCGTTTCTTGACTTTGATTCACGGGGTAGACGCGCAAATCAAATGTATCCGATTGCGTGAATGGTGGTATAGCAAAGGTATCATCTTGGGTTACTTTTCCAGTAAATGGAATACCAAGACCCCCTGTGTTGTCAGTATATACCGTTGACGTCGCATTATTAGGAATAACAAAACTTAAGTCAGGGTTGACACGTGCTCCACTACCATCATAGGTGCCTTTCCCAATAAAAATCGTTTTCCAGCCATCTGTATTGGATATGTCGGAATCACTCCCAGTACCAAAGTTTGTGTAACTTATATCAACATAGGTTTGGAATGATAATGGAAATGCTCGCCCTGTGAACGCGTCAATGAATTTTTTTGCAAAATCTTCCCATTGAACGGTGATAGATGAACTTTGACTGGTGACCGCCTCTTCTTGCGAGGAATTGTGATATTCAAACGCAGGCGGTTGATTGGATTTATGATGCGATTTATATTCAGCGGAAAGGTCTAATGGGTCGCTAGCAAGAATGGTTGATATACCAAGGGTGTAAGCTTCAATTGAAACTGTCCCACCTCCACCACTACTACTTCCGCCAGATGTTGAAATCTTGGATATCTCATTATTTACATAGAATTCGGTAGCAATATCATTACTATTTAATGTTATATTGCCAGTAACAGCCAAATTCCCACCAACTGACAAATCCCCGGTTGTCGTGTTATTACCAGTTTCATCCCAACTCCCCCCCCCACCTACACTATTTCCACTGATCTCCACCCCATTGACATAAAAACTTCCAGATATATCCACGCGCCCATTCAACGAAACGTCGCCCATGACATCAAGGCGATTTTGCACAGTTGCCGCACTGACATCAAGCTCTCCGTTCACATCCAAATTTTTCTCAATGATTACATTTCCTTCACCATACGATATGTCCAGAGTACCCGCATCTTGATCCCATACTCCGCCACTAACGGTGGTACCAGTGTTGCTACCTACTCCAAACGCACCCACATATTTCGTGGCGGTTAAGTAAAATGTGGGGGCTGTGGTCGTGTTAATGGCTGGATCAAAAATAGATTGAGGGTCATCCATATCCGCAACATCATAGAATGTGATGATGCCATTCTTAGCATCAAATAATGGAGCACCCCATTGTTTATCTATACCACCATCTCCTAACGTAGTTTGTCTTTTTTGTAACCAATAAGCATCACCAATCGTTGTATCAGCGTCATCTTCATATTCCAATGAAAGGGTATATCCAATATCCGTACTATAACTATTTGGAATAAGGTTTCTTAAAATATTATTGCCATCGTTATCTTTGCATATAAAGGCTGCTGTGTTTCCCCCGGCATAGTCTAATTTTAATCTCTCAAACCTTAAAATACTATCGTTTGCTCCTGAACTCGTATCTTTACGAAACTTCGCACCACTTGTAGTCAATTTAGTAGAAACCCAAGAAGTATCTATATTTAATCCTGAACTATTGCTCGTTAATAGGTCAACAACGTCTTGATGACCAGTACTATCATTTGCAATATCACCCATAGCCGGTAGGGTAGGAGGAACATCACTCATGACACTACTTCCAAAGATGTTTGTGCTAAAAGTTTGATTGTTCTCTGAATCAAAAGATACCGCACTTTTCATAGACGGAAAATTCATGTAATTTTTGAACAAAATATTGACTTTTTCAGATTCCGACAAACCATCGGTGGTAGCCATTTTATTTATATATAGACGAGATAGAAATAATTTTTAAGTATGTACCGTAAAGTAGTCTTCTCCCGAACTTGGTAATCCAATAATGAAGAAATATTGTGAATTTAAATCCGAATCATCAATGAGTAAATTACCATTGAAATAAACCCCATTTCCATCAACGGACAATGAACGATCAGTCCAATTCTGCGAATACCATTCTGCCTTTGTGATGTTATGATGCCCATTTAGGGCCCCAAACACACCATTATCATTTATACTTGTTTTTTTCATCAAATATGCTTCATAACTAATTCCAAAATGACTTGTGTCTAAGAATTCATCATTGATTTTAAAATGAGATGAGCTGATATATCTTGAATTTAGTTTCAGTGAAGTGATATTCACAGCAATCCATTTAAATCCTCCGTTTCCCCCATTTGAAATGTCTGCATAATTGGGACCTTGAATAGCATGTCCAGTACTCCAGTCACTAAACGCATATACTTTATTTCCGTTATACAGCGTGCTATATCCACCACTCACAAATTTACCATTGAAATAAATCAAATCATCCGATTTTGATATATAAGTCTCTGGATCAATACATGATTTTGAGACAAATACACCATAATTAAAAATATGAACATCCAGTCCTACATAACTTGTGTCTGAATCTTTGAACAATACACCCAAGTTACTGATGTCGGTGGTTGTCACATCAGTTCTAACAATAGGTGCGTCGGACGAATGATCTAAATAATGAACATTTGTCACAAATGAATCCATTGTGGTTGACTCATACGTTCCACTGGAAGACGAAATATCAGAAATTTCCGAATAAGGTATGATATATTCTTGAATAGATGTGATTTTTCCGCTTTCACTTGATGAAAAACTGTATGAATTATTAGTTATACCATCAATGAAAGAATGATTGTCCGAACTATCATGGGGTATTATACAATTCGCAAAATTAGATATATGTACGTCTGCCGTTAATTGTAGTTGGTGGATTGAAGGAATTCCAAATAATGTGGTATAATTTGTAACTGTTAGTGCTGGTGGATTTAAATCAAATGAAACAATACTTTGTTTTATATAACCATCTACATAAAACTGACCATGTGTTCTTGATATAGTAGTATTATCAGTGAGGAATTGAATTGTGTATTTCAAATTATAACCAGTTATAGATGCAGAAAAATATGTATTGAAATCTTTATTGCTATCATCGGAAATATGCATACTGGAGCCATAGACAAATCCTTCATTTTTACTTGAATCCCCCTTGTCTTGATACGCTCCCTTTCCAATCGTGTACCCCAAAAATGAATACGAAGTATCGCTCTCTGAATCGGAATAGTATATTGGTATGGAAACGGAAGAGTTACCGATTTTTTTCAAAGTAGCATTCACCAATACCCCCGCCCCCGACATGTCCACCCCTTGCTTGCCAAAGTTCACATAGAAATCGCTTGTGCCGCTGATGTCTATTTCCCCGTTTGAATTCATAATGGTCTTATTTGCTAGCGTATTGTTCCCACTAATACAGCATCTAATACTCGCACTATTCACCAGTGTGAACGTCATGCCTTGGGGATCCACGGGTTCCAAATCATCCAGTGTGATGTATTGGGTGGTGCCAACGTTGGTGAAGTCGGTGGAGGTGAACGATGTGTCTCCGTAGGACCCGTCCACGCCAGCCAGGCCACGGTTTTGCGCGCGGACCATGATATCGTATTTTGCGCCGGGGTACAAATGACTTAAATCTATTTCCGTATTTGATAGTCCACTTATGCCGTCCCATACTATCTGATACACGCCAGAATGATCTATGGGGTCTGCCGACGCAAACCGCTTTGACTCCACCATATGAAAGGAAACGTCGTATTGGGTGATGTCAATCCCTGTTGTGGTGCTAGGATTCAACGAATTCAGCGCAAAACTCAAATCCATGGTAAACTGATTTTGCTGGAAATCTCTCGTGTTTGTCACCTCCACGGGCCCCGGTGCTCCCGTTGGTTCTAATGAAATTCCGTATAAATACACGTAGTTTGGCACTTGCCCGCTTTGGTTTACACCGTATACTCTCAAATCAAAGGGGTTGGCAAATTGATCGAAACTGGGGAGCGGTGTGCTGATGGGATCCGGTTTTGAGTTAAACGCAATAGTGTATCCCGTGTTATTGGAATAGTCGGTTGTTTGCAGGCCGTATAGGCGGAAGGTTTCAAAGACCGGGTTGTTTTCGTTTCCATCGTTGTTGTAGGTGCCGTTTCCGATGTACAAGGTCTCCCATCCATTGGAGCTGGCGTCGCCAAAGTCATAGCTAATGTCTAGAAATGTTTGTAGGGATAGGGGGTATTTCTTGCCATCATGCGAGTCGGTGATGCGGGTCTCAAACATGTCCCAGCTGATGTCAATGTATTGACTGTGGGGTGAAAAGCTCGCGTTACTCAGCTTGGGAGGTTGTTCGGATTTATAGGTCACCAGGCTATTCCAGACGTTGTCTTTTCCGTAATATTCTAACAGATCTCGGGATGCGTTGAATCGTACATTTCCAAGGGTGCCAATGTCGTTTTCTGCGGGGGGGATGGTTTCATTGAATTGAATTGCTTTTGTCGCGATGGTATTGTTGCTGATGTCTATATTTCCACTTGCGTCCACCAATGCCACACCAGTTAAGTCACCTCCAAACCCCTTGAATGTATGTGCGGTAATAGTGTTTTGGCTCATATCTATGTTTCCGCTTCCATCTACCAGTGCCACACCGGACAAATCAGACCCATCACCATGGAAAGACTTGGCTGTGATGGTGTTGTTGTTCATAACGATGTTGTTACTTGCGTCCACCAATGCAACACCCGATAGATTTGAACCATCACCGTTGAAAGAGCTGGCCGCAACTTCACCTCCCACAATGGCATTTCCAGTAATAGTTGTGGTTGAACCATCCAAAGTTACATTTCCACATACATCTAACGTTCCTTTGATTGTTGTGTCACCGCGATCCGCGATGATAAAAACGTTTTCAGAGTTGTCTTGGAAATGGACAATGTCATTGTCGCCCGTGTAATCTTGATTCACGGTTAGAGCGGGTCCTGTTCCTTCGTTATGAATGTGTAGTATATCTGAAATTTTCACATCCGTTTGAAGCATTGTGATGGTTGTGTTTGATAGATCTTCAATGATTAAGTTACCCCCGCTCATGATTCTAAGATCCCCGTTGACAGTCAAATTATTGCTGGTGTCAATTTTGGCCACGCCGGACAAGTCTCCACCATAACCCACAAATGTGGTGGCGTGGACCTCTCCACTAGAATTCACCTTAGTCGCAATTAGATCTATTTCGTCATCGTCTAATCTCACTTTTGCATTCCCACTTTTGTTTTGAAGTGACATTGTATCACCAATTGTAATGTTGTTTCCCACATTGAGGTTTTCATTTATACTCACGTCTCCAATGACGTTCAAGGAACCATCGGTTGTGATGCCATTGCTCACATTCAGAGTACTGTCCATGGTCACGTTTCCATTCACAACCAATGTACCATCTAATTCTGTAGATTGAGAAACGTTTAAAGTTCCATGAATTATCGTTTCATCGGTTTTTATGTTGCTGCTATTTTTACCTATTACAAACACATTTGTTGATTGATCTTGAAAAACTGCGATTGGTTTTGAATTATTGTTTGTCTGATTTACAACTAATGCGCTTTCTAATGTCCCATCATTCTGAATCTTTAAAACATCTGTTGTTTTTTCATGTGTATCCAATTGAATCACATTTGTTGACACCTCGTAAATAATCGTACCTGAACCTTTAAAACGAATATTTCCAGAAATTTCAAAATCTTGATTCGTGACTATTTTTTTCTTCAAAAAAATATCATTACTAATATCAACCGCATCTCCCACAACAAAACGACCACTCACATCCAGATTGTTTTCTATTTTGACATCATGCTTAAACGTGTCTAGACCCCGGTTGCCGATGTATTTTGTCACCGTCAAATAAAGGTCATTGCTGATGTCATTGAAAATACTGCTCGCGTGTCCGTCTATGTCATAGAACGTAACCAGTCCATTGTTTGTATCTAGTAATGCCCCACCAAAACTGATGTCTATGTCCATATTTTCTCGCAAGTCATGAAGGCTGGTGTACAAACTTATTTGGTTTTCCTTGTAAAATAAAGTTACATCATGAAAACCATAGTGAGAGGGAATAAGGTTCTTCAACATATTGATTCGATCTTTATCGAAGCATGCAAACGCGTTATGTTCAAAATAATCCAATCGTATTTTTTCAAATCTCATCACAATATTGGAACTGTGTACTTTGAAAGCGGAACTCACATCGGTGCTGTTTGTTTTCTCATTAAACCAAGCTTGATCTATATTGAATTCATTCCCGAGTATATTGCTTATATCGCTGAACTCGCTATCCTGGGTAGTATTCCAATTCACATTTTCTGGCGGTGTTTCGGTTAACAACCCATCACTGAATAAATTCTTGTGATGAAAATTGTTTTCTTCAAAAAATTCTAAATCATTCGTCGTACTTGCGACATTCCAATACTTTTTGAATAAAATGTCTAGTTTTTCCTTGTCGGAAATTCCATTGTCGTTGATCTGAAACTCTCCGAATCCTGTTTCTCCAATGTATTTGGTAGCACTTAAATATAACTCGCCGTCTACCTGTTGAAAAATAGACGAAGGGTTTCCACTTATATCATAAAAGGTCACAATGCCATTTTTGGTATCTAACAATGCACCGCCAAAGGAGAAAGACTCGTCATAAATATCGTTCAATGTGTCTATGCTCTCTAACCAGTGAATGATCTTCCACTTGTCACTACTATAATACCATAATGTCACACCATATCCCGAAGCATACGTGGAAGGAATCAAGTTTTTCAAAATATTATTTCCCGAACTGTCCAAACACACAAACGCCGCGCTTTGGTTTCCGTAATAGTCCAGCTTGATTTTTTCAAACCGCATGACAATGTTTTCATCGTCTTTTTTAATACTACCATCGGTATGCACATATTTAGCATACCAATTATCCGCAAATACATGTTCACCTCTCATGGCACTTTCAAGATCTTTACTGTTTGAAATACTTATGTTGTAAGACACATTTTTTGGTGGTGTTTCTGCTAAAATACCAGTGGCATACATGTTTGAATGATTCGCTTCGGTTTCACTGAAAAACTCTATGTCTTTTGATGTACTTGCGGTTTCCATTTTGTTTTTAAACAGCAAGTCCACCTTTTCCTTATCGGATAATCCATTGGAATTCTCTTCTGGATTGGTAATCATACCTATATTATACTATAGGTATAATTTGTATTTATGAAAACGTAAAAGTATCAGTTCCGTTGCATCTTAATCCAACAACAAGATATACGGTTTGGTTCGATCTACCTGGATCGAGAAAGGCGGTTGTCTTGGTTTTCAAAGCGCCATTGTATTGTCCATGTCCGGTTTTATAATAGTCTCTTGCGTCTTGAATGGTAGACGTAACGCTTGTTTTATACCAAAAGTTTGGTGAATTCCCAATGTTTCGCAATGTATGCAATGGACCGAATTTACCATCGTTATAAATATATGCTTCGTATATATCATTTTCACTTGTTCCATTGCCAAACTCGTCTCTATGACTCCAAAAATCACCACCATTTATTCTAAATGTGCTTAAATTTACATCATTGTTATTAACAATGTATGTTGATGGCACCTCCAATGCGATCCATTTTAAGTTGTCTACATGTGTACTTGATATGTCGAAATAATTGGGTCCAGCAAGGGCAAAATCACTCCAATCTTGAAACGGGGTTGGATTGTCGCTATTGTATACATTGTATCCACCGCTCACAAATTTACCGTCAAAATAAAGAAGCATGTGAGAAATATCCAAGCTGTATGTATTCTTAAAATTGGGGTAACTCGGATTAATGGCATGACTCCGTATGCTACTAATTCCATCAAACGCATACATAGATATGTTGTTTTCGTAAGTAGTTATGCTGTCCTTGAATATCTGATTAATAGATACATCTATGGTTTCTTCTTTTGCACTCAGCGTTGGTGCTTCGTTGGAAAAATGATCTAAATAGTATACGGAAACGGTAAAAGAAGTATCAATGGTTGAAATATACCCGGAGGATACATCACTGGTCACGCTAGTACCAATGGTGTAAGGCGAGATGGATGAGATATCTTTCACATCGCTTGCTGGAAAGTGATAGATTCCCTCACCAGATATATCCGAAATAATGGCGTGGTTACCAGAAGCATCATGTGGGATAATCCTGCTTGCAAAATTGGATACGGAAATGTCATAGGTCAACGTGAGTGTGTTTACCGAGGGGATGCCGAATAAGAAAGTACCATTTGCGCTTATTTCTGTGTTCATATCTGTGATAGTTGGGGTGATGTCATAATCGTCGTAATAAAACTCAGAGGTGGTTCTATTGATAGATAGGTCTTGATGATGGTTGAGTTCTTTGCCGACGTTTAAATTTGAACCGTCTATGCTATAAGTGACTTCGTAGGGGTTGGTAGATGCATCAAAATTGGTGGATATATCTATGTTACCTCCACTAGAGAAAGAAGAACTATACACAAATCCCTTGTTTTTAGAAATGTCTTGTAATATTATATCATTGCCTGCGTCAACATAAGTAGTGGATTCAAATGAAATACCCAAAAAGTTGACAGACCTAATTAAGTCTTTGTCTTTTGTGTATGATAAAGTTTGTATGTCCTCATTCGCACCCCCCTCTTTTTTAGTAAACACCACATCCACTAAACTAGAAGACTCGTTGCTAATATCTATCCCTTGTACTCCATAGTTGACGTAAAATTCCGTGGTGCCACTAATGTCAATGGAACTATTCTTATTTGCGATTGTTCTCTCTGCGAATGTTGTATCGTTATCTATATAGCAATGAATTGGACTTGTGTTGGAAAGATCTAGAGTCATGCTGGCATCCACGGGTTCCAGTGCGGAGATGTCTACGTATTGAGTATTAGAAATGTGTGTAAAACTCGTATTTTCCGGTGTTCCGTATTCTCCATAACTTTCATCTATTCTATTTTTAGCCCTGATTTGAATTTGATATTTTGATCCAGGTAGCAAATCAGGCAAGATGAGATTATTCATAGAATTATTATCACTGATGATTTCATTGTCTTGATACGTTGAACTATGTGATCCTGAGAATCTTTTTGATTCGCTAAGTAGATTGTAAGATATTTCATAACTATCCACGGGTATATCTGCTGGGTCTAATTCTTGAATACCAGTTGTACCAATATCTAGATCATAAGACACGTTCATAGATAACTCATATTGAGAATAGGAAATCAAGAGTATTTCTACTTGCCCTGGTTGGCTCGTGGGGTTAAAACTCAGATCCCTGATGATCAAATAATTTGGCGTTCTTCCACTATAATTGACACCGTAAATTCGCAAATCAAATGTATAATCGTTTGAGAAATAAGTATTTTCATTAATTGATCTTGGGTCGGGTCTCCCCACAAAAGAAATATCGTCAAATGAAATATCGGATGAATAAACATTTTGAAGATTTTTTGCGGTTCTTTCATATGTTATCGCCGTGGTTAGATGATTTATTGGTTGCTTTGATACCGGATCATAGTTTCCAGGTAAAATGTAAATGGTTCTCCATTCGGGAACGATTGTGTCACTAATATCCACAAACGTGAAAGAATAAATAGGGAACGACTTGCCGTCCACGGCGTCCTTGTAGACCTCGTCAAATTTTGTCCAATTGATATCTATTGAATTGTTTTGTCTTGTTTCGCTACCTCTTATCAAAGCTGGTGGTTGGTCGGTTCTATGAGTGGACAATCCGGTCCACATTTGCCCCGTGTAGACTTGATACATGCCTGAATAATATCTAATTCGTCTAGCTATATCATCTATTGAATTAGGAGTTCCAATTTCATTCAATTCTATATGATCTGCTTTGACGACGTCTCCAATGATATTTGTAGAAATTAAATTGCCTGCGTATACTGTATTATCCACTTCTATATTTTTGGTGAAAAATATACTATCTGATTCCTCTCCTTTTGGTGTGTCTTGTAACTCATTGAGTGAAATATCTTTAAAATCTAATTTTGCGTGCCCAATCTTCAAGTTAGTGCAGCTCAAGAGACCAGCCACATCCATATTTCCACCAGTACTAATTTCCGAACTAGTTGTATTGATTTGAGATAAAGCACTGATATTTGCTAATGAATCATGTTGTGTAAAACGATTCACATATTCAAAGTTCTTAACGTGGGTTACATCACCTTTTGTTAACGATATATCATTGAAAATAACTCCATTTGTCGTTGTCAACAAATCCGTTTTTATCGTTTGTGCGTTTACATCTGATGCGTCGATTGTGTCATGAAATGAAACATCACTTTCAAAGATAGTTCGTTTCTTCATGGTAATACTATTTTCGGCCACGTCTAATTTACCAGAGATATCTAATGTTTCGTGCACAGCTAACGTTCCATAAATGGTGGTGTTTCCATCTTTACCAATCTTGAATACTGTAGATGAACTGTCTCGAAACTCAGCAATTTCTGCGGATTCTGTGTCCTCTTGATTCACGATTAATGCGGTATCCGTGCCATCATTTTGAACCTTGAACTGGTCAGTTACTTTCACTTCTGTTTGCAATTGAGTTATCGTTGTATTGCTTGTATCTTCAACGATGATGTTACCTCCGTCTTTTATTATCAGATCACCAAATATTCTAAGTTTTGTATTGTTGCTGTTCACATCATCATAATTTTGATCCGGATCTCCAATTGTGACACTGTCCATAAAAACAGTTTGTCCACTCACTTCTAAGGAACCATTAATAGATATGTCTTCTTTGATCAACACGTGACCACTTGAGTCTATCACTACGCGCGAAATATCCTTGGTTTTGAAAATGATTTCATCACTATCATTAGCGTCCACTCGTGACGTTTGTGTTGTATTGATGGTTAAAAGCTCTTGCCAACCGTTGACACTATAGCCTTCAAAAATACCATCACTTTCATTATAACGCAACAATCCGTTTGTACCAGTTGGTCGTTCGCTACTTAGACCAACCGGAATCAACATCGCATCGGACGCGTCAATATGCACACTGTATGATGGATCACTTTGATTGACTCCAAATCGGTGCCTCACATTCAGGATGTTGCTCACGTCTAGGGAAGAATTCATGGACACGTCCTTTTCAATGGTCACTTGTCCAGATGGATCAATCACTACCCTTGACGCGTCGGACGTGTAGAAAATAAGTTCATCACTTTCCGTGGCCTCTATATGCGTGTCGCCAGATATATTGGACACACCACCAAGCGATTTCCATGTTGAATTAGCGTATCCTTCAAATCGGTTATCAGTCGTGTTATAGCGCAACAAGCCATCTGTGAGATCATTTGGTCGCTCGCCACTTGCACCAACTGGAATCAGCATTGCGTCTACGGCGTTGATATGCACACTGTACGATGGATCACTTTGATTGAGTCCAAATCGGTGCCTCACATTCAGGATGTTGCTCACGTCTAGGGAAGAATTCATGGACACGTCCTTTTCAATGGTCACTTGTCCAGATGGATCAATCACTACCCTTGACGCGTCGGACGTGTAGAAAATAAGTTCATCACTTTCCGTGGCCTCTATATGCGTGTCGCCAGATATATTGGACACACCACCAAGCGATTTCCATGTTGAATTAGCGTACCCTTCAAATCGGTTGTCGGTTGTGTTGTAACGCAACAAGCCATTTGTGAGATCATTTGGACGATCATCACTTTCACCAACCGGAATCAACATTGCGTCTACGGCGTTGATATGCACGCTATACGATGGGTCACTTTGATTTACCCCAATACGATGCGTTGCATTCAAAATCGTACTTTGAGTGGTTCCGCTCACCTCTATTTCATAACTCGGATTAGAAAATATACCCACACCGATTTTCTTATCTCCATATATGCGAAGATCACCGGATAATGATATATCATTATTAAATATCGCCGCGGGATTTGACATTTATTTAGAAAAAAGCAATATTATATTTTTCAAAATACACCACATAATTAGATTAAATAGGAAAGCGTTTGTGTGTTTTTAATATAAAGAATATAAATAAGTATGGCCTTTGAATCGGAACATTGCGTCACATTCAATGGAAACAACCTCACTTTTGATTTCATCAATTTAGATGTGAATTCGGTATTAAAGTTATATGATCACAATATCAATCGGTTGAATACGATTTTAGAAATGTTAGACGTGGACATTGAAACCAGCATTCAAGAAAATCCCTATTTCCAATCCTATTTTAGGGCCGATCAGTTTTCTAATTTTGACGCGATTGCCATTCTTCAAGTACCCAAAGACAAATTTGATACGCTGTTTAAAATCAACATCAAATACGAAGACTTGGAGGACAACAGTTTGAATAGCATGAAATATGCGGTGAATCCCTTGGGATGGTTTGGGGGGATAGAAGGCGACGTGTCATTCAGCGAAGGCATGGTGACCGACGAAACCGCCGTGGACCCCTACGTGCAATCGGACCAGCAACAAGTGAAAAAAGATTTCATTCGCCATGTGTTGAAACAAATCACGAACTCCACGCGATTAAACGCTCTCTTTTCGAACAAACAACAATTGGTGTATGAGGCCACTTTATTGGACTCCTTGTTTAACGCAAAAATTCGCGATATTTTACTTCGCATTGGGGGAAAACTACATGCGCCGTTGGACAATAGCGTGTCATCAAGTAACCCCGTGCGGACACTCATCAACAACATTATGGGCGTGCAAGAGGGAGATGATCTTGCGAATAACGACGAGAATGAGGCGCGGAAGATCCTGTTTTTAGATTATGTCGAAACCAAAATGAATGAAATATATGAAAACTCTAAAAATTACGACTACTTTGTGCTGGGGACGTCCACTCAGGGATACGGGTTGTATTATCCATTGCGTATTGAAACATTGCATCCCCTCTTTCAAATTCAGTATCAAGAGGTGCACTTTAGCGATGTGTTTCCGAATCAGACCTTCTATATGCCCATCAATGGCAGTTTTGCGGTGAACCCGGCAACCAATCCGGATTTATCGGGGCTCGTGGATTACAATGCGGTGGACCAAACATTCATTGACATTCCCTTTCAATACAATGATAATTTGGCCATAAAATTGACCTATTACCCCAAATCAACTCAATATTTAAACCGCCCCCTGGGTCCACGCAGTTACAAGGTGTTATTAAACATGAGCATGGAAATGGAGAAACCTGTGGTATTTGACGATGCCTTTTTGATTCAAAGTATCGGGGTTGACTACTCTGGAACCAACGTGGATGTAAGTGACTTGTATATTCGCAAGGGCACCATAGAGATGGACAATGATTTAAGTAAAAATATATTTCAAAGCAGTGGGTATAACAATCATTTGATATGGATGTTTTGGAATGACACTGGAACGTTAAATGGTGAAACGACGGGCATCTCGCCTTTCAACTATTATCCGCGGTTGAAAGACATTTCTAAAATAGAGTTCAAGACCAATCAAGGAAATGATGCGAGCGAAACGAGAAATTGGAAATTAGAAATATACACGCGGAAGTTAGACATAGACGAAGAATACAATTATGGGAATCTATTTACGACGCAGACGCAGGGGCAAAATTATAATGTGGCTTCATGGTTTACTCATGATTTGAGTGGTCTCATGTGGAATGATATGAGTGATGGCAGTGGAAACTTTGAAAGTATCAAGGGACAAACGACATCACCTTACGAGAACGATTTAAATGAAAATCAACAAATATTGGGAATTGCGTTTACTTTAAGTGATGATTCTAGTTATTATGGATTTCTGGGGAAGTTGGGTGAAGTCATGATTGAATTTCACGATGGGCGTACAATCTATGAAATTTTAAATGCAACTTAATTTTGTAAAAAATAAAATATTGTGGAAATGTATAAAATAAAAACATATGGCTGACGTTTTAACTACCCACTCCGTCCAATTCACTGGCACCAGCGGCGAAAATGTAGACTTCGATGTCGTCGCTCTTGCTGACCTTTCGGGGGAGATGACTTCGTCGTTCACCTTCAAGGATATCTTCTACCAACATGGTTTTCTCGATTCGGACAGTTCGGCTACGGCGATCATTGATGTGAACGCTGCGGATTACAACGGCCTTTTCAAACTCAACGTGCCTCTTTACGACCCAGCTGCTGGGGCCCCTAACACCGACCTTGTGCGTTATTTAACGAAGGCGTCTGGCTGGACCGATGTTTCCTTCTCTAATGCGGTGGTTTCTTCGGCCGCGGCTCCTCGTGGCCCGATTTTCTCGTCGCACAGTGACCAATCCATCAAGAAGGATTTCCTCCGTTCCATGCTTAGGGACATCACCGGCACGACCCGCCTCAACAATTTATTCAAGAACCAACAAACCATGGTCACCCACATTGAGGGATTAGATGCGTCCTTCAACGCGGAAGTGGATGCCCTTTTAAGTCAGATTGAAGGCGCGGGCTGGCTCACGGATGCGGATTACGATGTTTTACAACCCGACGAGCAAACCTATTCGTTCAACGGCATTTTCCGTGATTACACCACGGATCCGGCTGACTTAACGGATGCGTCGGCGGGTGTTGCTGCCCTCGCCGCCTCTACCTTCTCCAAGTTCAATCCTCTTCGCATTCTTTCGTCGTCCATTCTCGGTGAAGAAGATGCGGATGATACTGATGCCTATGACATCTCGGGCTCGGGCCTTAATAACTCGGCGCGCCGTGAACTCCTTATTGCTTCGCTCAAAACGGAAGTAGAGGCTCATTGGAATGATATCTCGGGCACGGAATACTATGGCATTGACAGCGCGGGCGCTAGATTCAGAGTATGGACCACCAACGAGGGTGCTGTGGCGGCCGGTGTCAATGACGCAACCGTTCAAGATGGTTCCAAATTCTCCACCTACTTAGATGGCTACAATCTCTACATCAAGGAGGATGAAGGGAACAACACAGCCAACCTCCCTAGCCTTATTGACGTGGTGGTGGACAAGGAATACCCCTTCGAATTCCAAGCGGGTGATCGCCTCCATGTGCTCATCACCTACAAACCAGAATCTGAGAATTTTGATTTACTCTCTACTAGTTCGGCGGTGAGTGACCGCACCTACGAAGTGATCCTTAACATGCAATAATTGGACTTCACTTGATTAGATGATATAAAATATTAACTTTTTTTATCATCTCCCACATATATATATAGATGTCGTCAGATCATACGCATTCCGTATCATTTACAAATACTAATCTGGACTTTGACCTCGTATCTATTCAATTGACATTGCAATTGAGTGAAAGTATTTTACTTTACAACCAGTTAGCCCAGCTTGGATTTGAATTGAATACGGATTTTTCTAGTTCTAGTCAACTAGATCGTTCCTTAGATGCGTTCAACCAGCTCTTCTATGTGTACATCAAACTCACCTTTCGGGATTTGTCAGAAATCCGCAACCTGAATGAATTGGGTTTTTTCACGCAATATGATAAGTGGAATTATTCGGGAAATACACAAAACACGCTCCTCTTTTCGGAGTCTAATGTGGACTTGAGTTTTCAAATCGATCCCCAAGGAAACGGTCAAACCTTGAAGCGCGATTTCATGCGTTACATGGTGCAAACCTTTTTGGGGTCATCTAAATTAGGCGGAATGATCAAACAAAAGACAAACATTGTGAATGAGGTGGTGGCATTGGACAGCGCCATTAACACGCAAATTCTCAATGAACTTCAGCCGTTGACAAACGATGGAATTTTATATGAAGGCGAATATGAGTTTGAAATGACCAACAACTACTACCCACTCAGGAATCCTGATGGTACGAAAACAAGTACGCATAATCCCGTTCGGGTCTTGGTGTCTAGTATATTGAATGAAAATGTCATTGATTCAAGCAATCACGTGGTGCGTCGGGAGCATTTCAAAAACTACCTGAATCCCATCATGGAACTTTATTACCAACAAAACAAGGATAACATCTTTTACATCTTGTATCAAACTGAGTCCTACGATGCGTCGGGAGACTTCATTAAGAATTATTGCGGTCCTCTCTTTTTTGACATTTCTAATGCGATCGCAACGAATGATCTCTTGTTGAACCCCACCTTGAATGTTGCGGATGTGTTGTCGAAGACCTTTGAACAAGATTACGACGACAACGTGTTCTATGCTTTGCCGACTGACGTGAGTGGAGGCTACCGCAGTTACGAGGTGAGCAATAACTTATTTGCGGATCCAAGTAGCGAAATCTACACCCTCATTGATAGTTACACGTCCACCACCATTGTGGATTTAGAATCGTTTAATGGCAAACTCATTCCCTTTAAATTCATCAATGGGGATTCGCTCAATGTGGTTGTGGAATACAGTCCCAACGCACAGGATGTGAGCGGAAGTAATGTTCACGAAAAACCAATCCCCCCGCGCAAATACAAAATCAAAATCAACTTGAAAAACTTTTACTACGACTACATTGGAGAGACAAAGACCTATTCTATTTTCTATAACAAGGATAAAGTTGACGACGGAACGTTGAGTGCGGCAAATGTGTTGAATAGTGCGTTCCAAGCAAGTGGTGATCCGGTACTGAACTCTCATGGGTGGAATTATACTTTGGATTTTGATGTGGATAATGAACCAGATCGCCAAACGGAGGTCATCACGTCCTTATACAACACGGATATTCCTCACATTCAGCAGGCATATAACATACAGTTATTAGATAGCAATACGACAAACAATTACAACAATGGCGTGTCGGATTTAAAGGTCGGTCATCTGTTGTCCGATTATTTTGTGAACGCCACTGGGTCCGATTTCACATGGCAAACGTCGGATACGTCCAATGAAGTATTGATTGTCAATGACCCCAATAATAATGTCTATTATATTTCTAGTAGCGGTACCAACGGATTCATTTCCAACGGGGATGGTGTGGGTATCAACACGCAAAGCGATCCAATATTCATCTTTCAACTCTTGATCAACAAACCCATCAAAAGTGCGGATTTTTTCGTGCTTCACGTGGATACGTTTACGAATCAAAAGCGCAAAAACGCGTCGGGGGTGTTACCTTATGACCATCGCATGATCTTTCATATGAAAATGGAAGAATTTACCCAGAGTTTCTACGTTGCGTTCTTGGACCAGACTTTTGAAGTATCGCAAATCAACGGAAATACGAACCTGTTTTTAGTTTATCCTCCAGACAAAATGGCCACGTTTGAAACCGATGTGTCTAATAATCCATCTATTTATGATGTAAGTGGCTACAACAATGCGTTTGGCGGTCTCTACATCACCAGCGTAGACAAAAACGAAGACACGTCACAATTGTTAAATAGCCAAGCCATCACATGGGACACCAACAGTAGCGTGTCCAAAATGACCGTACATTTAACATCCCACACCGGAGAATCCGGAACATTTGATCCCACTGATTTTACACTACGTAATGCCAAAGTCAACGCCAATGGAACGTTGCTGGACTATCAATACTATACCGTGGAAATATAAAATATAAATACTGCCTCTAGTATAAGAGGTTCAATGACATCACGGAATACAACCCATAGTGTAAATTTTGACGGATCAAACGTTCAATTTGATTTAGTATTTCCTCCCCAGTTCTTGAGTTTCGCTTTTCCGGAATCTCTGCAAGAACATTTCATTTATCAGCCGGGCTTTTCGGAGACGTTATCCAATGCGTCGGCCACCTTAGAAGTGCCCTTGGAGAACTTTCAGGAAGTATTTCAAGTTCGCCTCAATACCACAAACACGGAATTTCGGAATTACGAATACTTTGTGGACTATACCAAATGGAATTTCAACAGCATATCCCAAAGCGAGGTTCCCTTTAGTCAGGCGCTTGTTGATGCTTATGATGGGTCCTTGAATCGGGGTCCCATGAATCCATCCCATAACAACCAATTAGTGAAGCGTGATATGGCGCGCCATGTGTTCAAGGCGATTCCAAATGTGGAGCGATTGAATAACTTGCAACAATTCCAAAACAACATCATCAAAATGATTGAAGACATGGATGCGTTGTTTCACGAGAAGATTCTCCAAACCTTGAAATCATTCAGTGATCTGGGATTCCGTGATTTTGAAGACACGAGTATGAATCCGCTTAAAATACTTGTGGGGACTACGACGTTTGAAGACAATCTTGTTGGCGTTGACGAAGTGGAACAAAATGTAGATGATGTCACCGAGTCCGTGTTTTTACAAAAGGTCAATCAAGAAATACAATCCCATAATCACACCATATCGCAATATGCGTATTATGTGGACTCGTCTTACGGAACCACAGATGCGTCTATGAAATACTTTGGCCCCCTATTCCTGGATGCGGATAATGTGCTGACCACCGCCTACGCATTGCAGCGGTTTGTGAACTTTGAGGAAGAAACGGTGGATGGGTTTCCATTACAACAAGTGACTTTTTATGATTATCCAAATATTGTGTTTTATACCATGGCAGGAATGAAATATGACATGGGTACATACCAGGAATACGATAGTTTGAGTGAATTAGAGACAAACATGCAAGGGATCATGGCCTTGAATTTATGGAAGGGAAATTTCGTGGACCAGGTCAATATCACCGTGGCCTATCCATTCCAAGATGGAGACAAATTGTCCTTGTTGTTGGAATATGTACCGGATTCTTTGAACTTTCAAATTTTCAATGAAACCTTTTCTAATTTTGGAAACAATTCGATTTCAAATCGCACTTACCAGTTCTTCCTCAAAATGAAACAAACGAAAATCGTGCAAACCACGGTGCTTTCGTTTCAAAGTGTCTTGTTGTCTATATTACAAAACGACAAGTACGAAGTGAAGACTATTGTAGACATTGTTCGCATTCGCATTGAATTAGAAATTAAGATTTACCATAAAAACGTGGACTCCTTGACATCTACAGAAGAGTCCATCATTGGCGAATTGAAAAACACGACCAGTTTACCTTATATTTTGATTGCGATTCAAAATTGGCAATATTGGTATAAAAATTGGTACCTCATTGGGAACCCTATCAACGAGCGTCAAGTGGTGGAAACGAATATCACCAGCGCCAAAACCGAACTCACCAACATTGGTCAGACTTCCCATATTATTGACTTTTTGTTGGATCATATCTCATGAGTTCCCTTTGAAATTAAATTATATGTATGCTGTATAAATGGATGGATATCAACATCATCGTGTCTATTTTGACGAAACGTCCAATGTTATTTTTGACTTCAAGGAATTGAACTTTCAGTGCATGATTCATGATTCTAGTTATGAAGCCCATTCTATCATGGACTTTATTGAAATAGATTTGTCGGAAAACATCACCAGAGACCCTTCGTTTGTCGTCGTTCCCCATGATACTCGTTTTGATGGTTACCATTCCAATGCGACCGTCTATGTTCCCAAAGATTTGTTTCAAGACTTGTTTTTGGTTCGGGTAGACAAACAAGATGTTCTGGATGACGCATTTGACAATATGAAGTTTGCGTTAGATACTACAAAATGGTGTCAAAATGCGTTTGTGATTCCGTTTCATAATAGCGTGGTAGATGCGAGCGATGCGCTGAATCCCAATGCGCGTGTGTCAAAACGAAACATTCAAAACGATTTTATACGATCCATGTATTTTGATTTGACGGGTAGCTTGAAGTTTAGTGCGATTTTTCATAATACGATTCCTTTGTTAGACAACATGGAAGGGTTAGATGTTGCCATCAATGACAAACTGGATCAGCTTTTGGATGACATTGGAGGGACTCAAGACAGTCCGCTGACCAATCATGACATCTGTCATAACCCCGTGCGCGACTTTCTTTATGGAATGTTGAATTCTAATAACGAGGTGAAACTCAACCGAAAACACCAACTCATTGACACCTTGTCTCAAAAAATCAATACACTAGGAGACGATCGGTTGTTGAATGCGTATTTTATTCAGGGGTTCTCTTTTCGTGGATATGGTCACTATTATCCCGTGTACACAAATCGCCATCATCCGGATTTATACATTGGATATAAGAAAATACGGTTTGCGGAATATGGAAACAAGGACTTTTATATCAACATTATTACCATCAATCAAGACTTGAACGACGATTCGGGTATATTGAGTCATTACGTGGATTATGAAGACACGCATAATGTGTTTGTGTCTTTGCCTTTTGAATACGGGGACGGAATCCAGTCCAAGATCACCTATTTTCCTCATAAGGAATTATTTGTGAATCAAACCATTCACCCAAGATCGTATAAAGTCACCATGATTTTGTCTTTAGAGAGTAACACACAAGTCGGATTTACCGATGTGAGCCTCGTGGATGATGTGGCTATGTTGGATGGCGAGCATGTGTTTGAAATGCTGTGGTTGGGGTCTGAGGACCGAAGTTCTTCCTTTTTCTCGCATTACCATTATTACCCTACGTTTGAAACCATAGACAGTGTTGAACTGAAGATGAATGTATATGGTGATGGGAGTGGAGTGGATGGGAGTGGTGTGAATGGGAGTGGTGTGAATGGGAGTGAAGGAATAGGTGTTGCGTTTGTTTTTTATGCCCGACCGCGTGCGTTTGAAACAGAGGAACAAGTCAAGGTCGATAAAGTCATGTATTACATCCCAGATTCCAAATTGGTCTATGACACCATGCACACCTACACCAACGACGATTTTAGTGTTTTATTAAATAATACGCTTATTTTCCCGACGATTCAAAGTTTCCTAGAAACCCGCATCAATCTCCAGACCAGCTTCAAACCAAATACTCATTTCTATGGGGGGCAACAACTGTTGCAATTGACCGTGGCAGGGAAAAATAACGGGATTGCACATTGTGCTCTTCAACAGGCACACATTCAAACCAAAGATGGCCGAACCATTACCTTGTCCAACTCTGGAGGGGACTAAAGATTGAATGAAAATATATCTCTTTGTATAGTGTATAGTGTATGAGTTCTTCTTATCAGGATTACTTGAATCATATCATTCTAGATATTGATGGAAGCAATAATGTATCCGTTCAATATCTAGATGAAGAAGACAACGTTATTGAAACGTATTACATTGATTCGTCTCACGACGATGTGAGTTTAAATGACGCAGACATTTCCTTTGATCATCAAATAGATATATCTATGAATGCGTCTATTTTCAATAAAATGTTCCTTTTTTATCCGAGTGTGCGTTTGGGTGGCGACTTACATGAACTCTCTAAAATAGAATATGCGATTGATCACACACAATGGAAAGAAGTACAGTTTTCGTCACTGCAACTTCAAGACCAATCGCAGGATTTAAAAACGCATTTCTTACATTACATGGTGCAACAGTTTTACGGGGATCGCCAAGACATTAGTGCGATCAAACTCGTGAAAAACAAGAGCGACCTGTTGAATACGATTCAAAGCTACGACAGTACCTACAACAAGGAAATCGTGAAGCATTTGAAAACCATGGGATCCATGTTGGAGCCGGAAAACAATGAAACCAACGCGTCCAATTATTTGTTGCGTTCGTATATTACGATATCTAAACAAAACGATGATCGACGATTGGCCTTTTTAGAAAATGTATCACAGGACTTTGATAGACATAGGAAACAGTTTATCAAGTTACGGTTTCAAAAGAGTGATATTGTCTCTATGGTGATGATCTATAAAGCATCGGATTCTATTGTGAAAAAGTATAAAATCAATTTCATCATGGACGACGAAGAGGTGAAAGTTTCATCTATCATGCCCTACGAGGCCACCATTACCATAAGCAACGACTATTTCGTGGTGGATCAAGGGAGCGTGGTGGACGCATCAAACAATGCATATCAGTACATGTTACACGAAGGGAGTTATTTATTTCAATATGATGATTCACAGAATCCCATTACGTTTTTGAATCATGGAAAGGAAAACATGTTTCGGGTGTATGGAGAGACAAATAAGACAAGTACATCTATCGTTCCATTGGATGACGTGAGTTATTCCTTTTATTGGGGAAAAATGCATGTCAATGTGTATAGTGATTTTAACTACATTTCATTATGTAAAAGCGACGGGTCGTATTTGAACAATGGCTATCAGTTTTTGGCGTTTGACAGCTCCTATACACCTGTGGTGAGCGATGCTAGTGAAAACCTGTGGACCGCATACGGGAAGCCCAATCGGGTGTATGGGGGGTCACAGTGTCAACGTGTGGGGGGAAAAGTGAAAGTAAATGAAAAGGGGAATGTGTTTTACACCACCCAATATGATGTGAGTGCGCAAAATCAAAGTATTTTACAATACACGTTTCAGGCTTTTGAAATGTGTTGGAATCTCACCAATACGATAATAGATCCAAATGACAGCGCAAATGCGGACTTTGGTTCGTCGTTTTGTCTCTATCAAAACTATGTGTTTGTCAGTAATCAAGATGATGTGGCTCCCAAAATTCATTTCTATCAATACGAAGAACCGAATATGGTGCTGACCAATAGTTTAGATATTTCGGCCAAGTGTGTGGATGGATGCATGGTGGCAAACAATGATTTGTTGTGTCTTTGTCTCACCAATAACAAAGTATATGTGTACAAGTATTCCTTTTCTTCGTTTGAATCCTTGCTTTCGGTGGAACCCTTTACCACGACTCTTATGGCCATGACTACCAATGGAACCATGATGAATCACTTTGTCTTCATGGACCAATCTTTTAATCTTGTCAATTATGATTTGACCTATGATGTTGGCTACAGCAATACGAGTCTCATGCTTGACGCGTCCAACACGATATTGAATCCGTTTTCAATAGATCCTTCGTTGGCACACTACGAACCCTGTGGCTCAAAACATTGTTCTATGGATTTGTCTGGTGATCAATTGGCAATTGGTTATCCACATTACGAGAATCAAAAAGGGATTGTGATCGTCTATGGGCGCAGTGCTGGGAATCCCACATGGGCTATAGATTCGTCGTTTGTAGGGTATGATCTGTCGCATCAGTTTTTTGGAAACATTGTGTGCCTTCATGATCAAGGGACCTTTTTAACGATCGCAAATGGCTCTTTGTTGTATTCCTATCCTTCGCATATACATGCGTATAGTGTGTTGAAATCCTATGAAAAGGTCAGTGGGGGTGGAGGATGGAGTGGCTTTGGTAAAAACATCATGTATTATGATAATGCCCGGGAGCACATTATAAGTGACATTGATATGAACCAAAAAGGAAATGTCATGGTATATGGGGACCCGCATTATTCCTTGGCGTCTACGTTTCTTTATGATGCTTCGTATCAAAATGTCTATAAAGTGATTGGAAATACTCACGCAAAAAACAATGGATTGGTCACGTGTGTGGTGAAGGATTCCAATGATTTCTTTTTTAAAAATAGCGTGTCCTTTGTTGCGGATCTTAGCGGGGATGGTGGGTTTGCGCCAAACGAGTACAATGCCATACATGATCACGGAGGCAATAGCTTGGTATATCCCTATAAAACATTGATTGTGGATGCGTCGCATGCCTGGTTTGCTCCACAAATGGGGTCCACCACGACGATGAATCGGGTTGGAGACGTGATCTTTATGAATCATCAAAGTCCCCATTGCAACTTTGATTTGAGTGACGAAAACCAGCCTTTATACAGTTATGCCTATTTCTATGAACTAGACGAGTGGCATCCCAATGCGCATTTTGATTTGAGTTCTTCTTCGCCTTTGCTATTGCATCATGATATTTGCGAGAATTATGTGCTTATGAATAATGGGGTCGTGGATAGTTCTGCTTGCTATTCGGTGACGACTTTATCGTGCACATTTGACGGGAATCAAGTTGGTACCTATCAAAAGAATGCGTATGTCCATTATGAGCAACAGGAGTGGACGAACATGTGGGCGAAGACCACGATTGTAGACCTTTCCCAGGAAGAGGTGGATTTGAGCGCCATTCAGTTGCACTGTAGTTTGGACGGCAGTTATGTGCTACTGGAAAAGGGTGGGGGGCTACATGTATACCAAGACAATACTGCCATATGGGATTTGTCTCTGTCGTCTGTCATTGTATCGTGGACTCTTTCTCAAGACTTCAACCGGTTATTTGTGGTATCTCCTGAAGACTCGCTCACTTCATATGATTTGTGTTTGAATACCTATACATTGAGTTCGGTGGGGAGTTCGCTTGACGTGAGTTCGTTTGTATTCCAGGCGTGTAATCATGATGGGACCACATTGGTTGTTGGAATATCTGGGGGACAGGGAGGAGACGAATCCCTGAATCTTCGTGTGTATGTACATCATGATAATTCAGGTTGGGTCCTTCGTGGTAGCGAAGTTGCATTACACATTGGAAGTCTACAACAGTTGACATTTCAATGTGAAATCAATGACATTGGAAATATGATATATTTCACTCAAACCAATACAAACACCAATGAAGGTCAATTAAGTGTTTACGTGTACCACGCCACCATGAATGAATGGACTATCTATTACCAAGCAAACAACGAGACGTTTTCCACCCTTTTTTCGGGGGAAGGATATGCGTCGTGGGGAAAGGGGTTGTCCATCAATAGCAATGGCCATTTGTTCATGCTTAGTGCCCCGACCTATACTTCCCATGACGTGAGTTTTGGCGCCATTGGGGTATTCAAATTCACGGGATAGGTTTGATTTGATTTGATAGATTAGATTTGATTTGATTTGATTATTATCTATTTCCGCAAGGTGTTATAAAAGCTTTTGATAAACTTATAGACATTGCTGGTCGTATACCGTTGATGTAATCCCACCACTTGAACAGTATATTTTGTCTCATAATAGGTTTTGTTTTCTTGAAATAATATCACAAAAGATCCGGTCCCGGGTTTGGTGATATCTAGTTCGTTTTGATCAATGAAAAACACGGGCGATTTGTGTGCGATGATTTGTTTCGGCGCATAAGGTAACACACACCGAGTTCGGGTTTTCATCACATATGTTGTCTTTTGGTCGTGTCGCAACGGCCGTTTGTATTTCCCCCACAAGAACATGATTTGTTTGTCTTCTATGCAAATCATGTTTTCTTGATTTACATACATGGATTGGGGTCTACATGGCAAGGGATGGATTTCCTTTTTTTGAGTAGTACCATTATACACAATGATTTCCTTGTTTTCCTTTTGGATATACACATAACGCAAAGACGGTTCCGCATACATGTGTTGGATCGTTTTTTGATTGGTGCTTATTTTGTCTTTTAAAACAAATGGAGCGTTTTGATTGGTGGAAATATAAACATAAATAAATCCATTGCAAAAAAAGAGGAGGTGATTTGTCGAATTTGTCGAGGGAGGGGTAAAAACAAAGGTCGACGAAAGTTGTTCGTTGGTCATTATTTCTTGATCGTATTTCCATCCTTGAGATGAATTCTTGAAAATTTGAATCTGTCGACAAATGACATTGACATTGTTTTTTTTCATAGAAACGTGATCTGAAAGCACCACCAAGGTAGTGCCAAGGGGGCAACATTTCAAGGAAGTACCGAAATTACTTAATAATTGATTTTGTTGGTATGGTTTAATGTTGAAATTCACATCTTTCACGAAAGCATTTTCGGTGTTCTTTTCGTATTTATAGACATCACTTTTTAAATAATGGTGTATGTTTGTCCCGATGAAGAGTTTTTCCCCCTTGTAGTCACAACACAAGGACCATCCAAAATAGGATTGTTTCGGGGGATTACACACAATGGTCTGGCTCAACGTCCAGTTGGTTTTGGTTTCGTTGCTGGTATAGACAAGGACGCGCCCATTGCCATTGTCGTGAGAGGGGTCGCCGATGCACAATAAAGAACCATCTTCGTTTGTGCATGAAGAAAAGGCGTTGGTCCCGTCATAGGAGAAGGTTGCTATTTTGGACGCACTTTGGAAAGACAAAGCATAGACATCAATATGGGAAGTTCCTAAAAGAAATAAGGTTTTTTGATTGGGTGCCAAGCAATGATGGTGGTGGTGGGGGGTCAAGGATACTTTCTTTTGCTGGATGTAACGTATGTCTTCCATAATGTATTGTATTACATTTTGAAAATAAAAATGAGTGAAATCAAATACTATGCAGAATTAAATGAAACAATGAAATGAAATGAATGAAATAAAATTGAAAATACTTTAGCCTTGTCTTTCTCTATTTATTCATAGGAGATATGGAACGCAAACCCATATATCGTTTCAAGGTATTTGATGCCACGTTGCAATCCAAAATGCGAGACTTTGCCGAGTTGCACGCATTTGAACCCCGTGTGTTGTTGAAAGAAAATTACGAAAAATGGTTACAAGAAGAAGATGTCAAAAGGCTCATACAAATAGAACACGATACACTTCTACATCATGGATATCAATTTGGGGACACGGTCATAGAGAAGAAATTGTTTACAAGCATCAAATATTATCACATCAAGAATATTTTACAGGGACTTCGGCCTTGTTGTGATGAAGTAGTCAATGTTAAAAAATGGAAAAATGAAGTACACTTTTCAAAGCCATTTATTGATTATGTGAAGGATTATTTGCTGACGAAAAAAGAGGCGTCATGCAAGCCGGCGGATTCCTTTGTGAAGTTTGTTGAGGAACATCAGCAAGAGTGTGACCATGAACAAGAGCATTTGAAGCTGACCGATGATAAGGAACTGTTTTACAAGAAACTCAAGAAGATGTATAAAAATCAATATTATCAGGTTTCAGTCTAGAAATAATAATAAATAATATATAATGAACGGTGGTATAGATATGAAAATGAAACCAGAAGATGATCAAAAACCTTTCTTTTCCGAAGGGGCTTATGGATGTGTCATGTATCCGCGCATTGATTGCCATGGAAATAAGAAGAAAATCACAAAGGTTGGAGATGGGAAAGGAAATAAAAAAAAGGAAATGAGCAAGATTGTGAAAAACGATTTCACGGCCGAAAACGAGGTTATTTTGGGGAAGAAACTCAATAAAATCAATAAAAAGGCAAAGAAGATGATTTTTTTACCCGTGACACGTTCTTGTCCCATTATGAAAGAAAAGGTGGAAAAATACAAGGAATGTCATTTCTTTTCGGATGAAAAATACAAACATGTAGACAAATACAAGATATTATACGCTACCTATGTGGAGTCTCAAACGATATACGATTACTTGTATGGGCATCGTTCACCGAATCCTTATGCGCATCTTCAGAAAATGGTGGATTATTATTGCTTCATGGTGAAGGCGGTGGGGTTATTGTCCGATCACGGTGTGATTCATAATGATTTGAATATGAAAAATGTATTGGTTGCCTCGGAAAACAACAAAATGCACGTCATTGACTTTGGTCGATCCATCATGACCAAGAAGATGTACTACAAAAACAACCAATTGAACATGAAGTATTTGAAGCACTTTTTTTCTATTTGGGATCCCACGCGGTTTTTTTATTGGCCAGTGGAGCATTATATTTTGTCTTATTTCGTGAGGGAAGAAAAGAAAATGGATCGCAAAACGCTGATTCAAATCATTGAACATTATTACGACAATGATAAAAACAAACCCTTGTATTTGAAAAAGGAACAAGATCGGCGTAACTACATCAAAGTCGTGTACACGCATTATGAAGAAAAGTTCGTGAATGATCTTTCCTATAAGACACATATCAAAGACATACTGAACAATGCTACCAAAACCTGGGACTTGTACGCCATATCCTATGTGTGCTTTAAATTTATCATGATGAACAAAAAGAATTTGGCTCTATCTAAGATGCGATGGTTCACATTTTCTTTGAATGATTCATTGCACTATGATTATTTGCGCAGGAATTCTATGATTATGCACGAAGAAAATGTGAGAAAGTTGAAGGAACTCATGCTGTGAGTTTGCCTTTGGTTTATTTTCGTTTTTTTATTTTAATGTTGATTTTTTGGGTTTGATTGTGCTTTGACAGCAGAAAAAGGACAAGTTTTTGATACAATGGTCGCTTATGTTTCCTATGTTTCCTAAGGTACGACACTATCTTATGATGCATATACCTCATTTATATATACAAAATACAATAAATATAAACACTTTTCAACAGATTTATGGAGTATTTGTCTTGAGATGGTGAAAAACAAAATCGGTGGCAATCGTGCGAAGAAAGGGGCGCGGAAAAATCTGAATGAGGGTGCGGGGTTGATGATGCGTAAGTTACGGATGATTGAAGACGACGATGAAAAATACGGAATTGTGACAAAGATGATTGGAAATGGTCAGGTGATTGTGCTGTGTCATGATGGGAAAGAACGGTTGGGATTTATTCGCTATAAATTTTCCGGGCGTAACAAACATGGCAATTTGATCACGTGCGGGTGTTGGGTGATCATTGGGTGCCGATCGTGGGAAACGACCCTTCCTGATAAACTAGAAAAGGCCGACTTGTTAGAAATCTATACGCATCAAGAGAAGACGCGGTTGGTGCAAGAGTGTAAGACCAATGTGAGTGCGTTGTTGCAATACGAACAACAACAAATCATGGGGGGCGAGTTGGGTGGTGGGGG